CCACCAATTTCACAATCAGCACCATATTGGTCAACCACAATCTTTCTACCAGTTAATCCACAATCAGAAACTGGACCACCAATGTTCCATTCACCAGCAGGATTTATATGATAAACTGTTTTATTTGTAAATAGTTCTGCAAGTTCTTTTGGGATACTTTCTAACACCTTTGGTAAAATATCAGAATGAAAAAGCTGTCTTACCTTTTCTAATGAAATCATTTCAGAGTGACAAGTTGAAAATACAACAGAATGAATACCCACGGCATTATTATCTTCATACACAACAGAAACTTGACTCTTCATATCGGGACGAAGTTTTTGTACATGACCTAATTTAGTGCCTTCTTTTCTAATATCAGTTGCAACTTCAATTATTTTTTTAGCCAAGTAAATTGCTATCGGCATATACGTTGGAGTTTCACGAGTTGCATAACCAAACATAATACCTTGGTCTCCTGCTGTAACAATGTCTCCTTTATCAACTGCTCTATTAATCTCTGATGATTGGGTTGATATGTTGAAATGAATACGGCAATAGTCTGAATTAAAGAATGGTGATTCTTCTTTTGTGTACCCAATGTCTTTTATAAGTCCTCTAATTAATCGAGTTAGTGATAATTCTAAAGTTCTTTTATCTTTATCAACCGTTGATTTTATTTCACCAGAAACATAAATATCACTATCCTTTACCATAACCTCACACGCAACCTTTGCGTCTGGGTCTCGTTGTAAGTACCAATCAAGAACTGCATCTGATATTTGGTCAGCTATTTTATCAGGATGGCCTTCACTTACATATTCCGAAGTCCAAATGTATTTACTCATTATTTCCCCCATTTACCAGATTGAACAAGTTGTGCAATAATTCCATAAACAGAAATATCTTTGAATGTATCATTCAAAGATTCACCAACTACATCTTGTGAACCAAACATAATCATTTGTTTGTATCTGTTTATTTTATCGTTAATACGGAAGAATAAACCTTGCAAAGAAAGTTTACGATCGTCTTCTCGTTCGAGATTACTTCCCATGGAAATATTATCTGGACCATAGTTCTTTTGCTTTGCACAGAAAAGTTCATATTGTTCTTGTTGAATGCGTTTGAACTCCTTGGTCATATTAGGAAACTTCTCTTCCATTTCGGAAACAACACTATTTTGTTTCCGCCCTAAATCTATTTCTTTTATAGACATTCTGTTCCTCATTTAATTGTCTTCAATTTCTTTTCAAAATCTTTTATTACATCTTCCTTAGTACCGTACTTCTTTAGTATAGCGGTAAGTTCGGTTGGATTAGTAGTTTTTAGAAAACGAATATACTCAAACACTTCGTTCTTTCCAAGTTGGAAATGATTACAAAATAAAGTAATTAGTTCTGCATCTATGTCAACTCTGTTCTTAGCTTTAACATACTTTAGAAAGAACGAATGTTTTGGTAAGGCGTCCGATAATAGTTTATAATAATCCTCCGATGATAATATTCCATTTGAGTATTTCTGAAACTCATTTATTACGTCCGTTAGTTCCATCTCCATAGAGAAGAAACGTGAAATCATATAATTGTTCCAACTCTTCTTATCTTCTTCAGATAATGATTCCCACTTGGTTTTACGAAGTGTAACACCTTTTAAGTGGTCGAATATATTCTTAGCAGCCATGATTAAAATCCTATTAACCGTTTAATTGTTGTTTTTTTGTTGGTAAAAACTCTTCATTAATATTTCCACACTCAAGACAAGCATATGTTGGAATTGGAACAATCCCTTCTTGTCCTGTTGGTGAAAGTAATGCAGAAATCTTTTTGAAGAATGTTACTTCATGAAAAAACTTTCCGCCACAATTTGAACATTGAATATCACTTGCTTGATTCAAGTCAACATTAACTCTCTGTGGTTCTTGTCCCGATGGTTTTCCACCTCCGTTAATATCAAATACACTCATCCTTTCCTCCTTTGTTCAATTTCCATAATAATTTGAATAAACATTGCCATTGCATTTATTTCGTGGTCAACCACAAAACTATCTTTATATTGTGTTTCTGCAATGATTAAAATAATAGTTGATACGAAACCGCTTGCGTAACTATCTACATTATCATAGAGATAACGAAACAGTTGATTAAAATCTCTCGCATGATTGTCTGCAAGTATCTGACGAATACCTTCAAACTTCTCTCTTTTGTTTTTATCTGATTTCAATAAATCAACAATAGTTGAAAAGTAATTAGTTTCCACTAATGTTGATTCATCTAATTTCAGTTTACCATCGATTACGCATCGTTGAGTTGTATTAATAACTCTACGAATATCAGGATAGTTTGAATTGATAATACTAACAAGATGTTCTTTGTTGTATGTAACTTTCTCACTCTCCAAAATATTTACGAGGTGTTGTGCAACTTCTTTCTTCGATGGTGGTACTATGTTAAATATCTGACAACGAGATTGAATCGGGTCAATAATCTTTTCAACATAGTTGCAAGTTAAAATGAAACGGGTAGTTTTACTAAACGTTTCAATAACATTCCGTAACGCTGCTTGTGCATTCGGTGTCATGTAATCACACTCATCAAGAATAATAAGTTTTAATCCCCCAAATCCAATTGAAGAAGCAAACTGTTTAATCTTATCACGAACAGTATCTACTGAGTTTTCATCCGAAGCGTTGATATAAATGTAGTTATCTTTTGCGATAGTGTTAGCAACAATTTTAGCAAGAGTTGTTTTACCGCTACCAGCATCGCCATGTAAAAGTAAGTGCGGTACATCATTTGTTTTAATATATTGTTGAAAAGTTTCTTTAACTGTTGGATTCCCAACGTAAGTTTCAAGTGTTTCGGGACGATACTTCTCGTTCCAAATTGTATGGGATGTGTTAAACATACATAACCTATATTTTTAATAATTAATTTCTACAAATATACGAACTTATTCCTTATCTACCAACGGCTTACGAAATATAAAAATAGGTTCTTGTTTCCACCATTGACCTTTATGAAAAACTTTATTAGCAGTTCTTTCTGCTAATTTTTCTTGGTCTGAGTTACCAATCATTCTACCCATTGCCATTCCAAATTTACCTACATACTCCATTCCTAATGATTCTAATATATCAATTGAATCTTTTTCAAGGTGAACTATTTTGTTAGTTGAAATTCTAATATCGGCTATATTCCAACAAAGATAACGATCTGATTTCAAATAAGCAACCGCTGTTTCTAATGTTGGGCGTAAAAAGTTATCACGCCAATCCGCATACTCACTATGTGCTTTATACGATTGAGTTGCATCATCAGAATACATTTCTCTATTAAAGTATGGAGGTGAAGTAAAAACAAAATCTAACTTACCTTTATACTTTTGAAATTTAGGATTAAATTGAATTGTTTCCGAACCATCTTGGAAAAGTTCGTATGTATGATTTTCATTTGTAACAAAAAACTTTGAAGATACATTTGTACCTCGCTCGCCTATTGATTTTAGAAAAAAGTCTGCAAGGTATTCATAACGACTTATTCCTAATTCATCAATAAAGTTATCTGTATTTGGGTCTGTTCCAACATAATGTATTGGGCGACCAACAGACATTGCACCTAAAATACGACCACCCCAGCCAGAACTTGGGTCATATACTGTTACTGTTTCACTTGCAGGTATATGTTGTGTAAAGTGTTCATAAAGAAACTTTGCGGTCATAGGCGGAAAGTTTACCGCTGGCTGACAGAATGACATACGAAATACTTGTATTGCACTTGGAAATAGTTTTATATTCTTTTCGTAAACACGAACAATATAAACATTTGCCCTCGGTTCAGAACCTTCTTTTTGTATATTAAATGTATCAGTTAAATCTTCTGGATTACCCAAAGTAAATAACATGAAGTCATCAATCAAACCTTCCGCTAAGAACTGTCTAATCTCATCTGCCTTTATAGTTAAATACTTTTTATATTTCTTACTTTGAGTTTGTAGAGTGCACGATATTTTAGAAATACGAACACCTTGTCCATCGAATCTTCCATCACCATTTTTATACGCCATGAAGAAATCACGAAGAGTTTCACCTTCTTTGAAGTAAGGATTCTTTACTTGATTTGAAGATAAAGACTTACTGTACAAATACATAGAATCGTTGTAAACACTTCTCTTCATAATATGATGAAATGTTTCTTTCATAGAGTCTGTAAAATAATCGTAAATCGATTTACCAGAATCACTTCCCATGCCAGATGCAATTTTAGTTTTTAGCATTGTTGGAAAGAATTGATTTGCAGCAGAACCAATTTTTGTGAAATTAGCAATGACTCCAATCATGTCAGAGTCATTGCCATCTTCCACACTATGAAAAATAGATGAAGCGTTAAACTGACGTAATTTAGAGAATGATTGATTAATCTCTTCCTCAGTTCTTCCAACGACTGGTGGTTTCCCATTATTATCCCAATCAGTTAGAATCCTCATTCGTAAATCTTCTGCCCATTCATAAAACCTGTTATCGTCAAACGTAACCAGTTCGCCATACGTTATGTTCGATGGCCAGGACAGAATATCACTTTTTTCATAGAAATACTTTTTCATTAGTTGTTTTCCAATTTTACTAAGAAATATCTTGATTCAAAATCGTCAATATCAAATTCAACTTTTGCTAAACCTTGTGAGGAAACTTTCATTGAACCACCGTTCAAATCTTTATTTGCTGATAGAATTTCTTTGAAATACTTTGCTGAAAAAGAAATTGGTTCAAAATCTTGTTCACAAGTACAATCAATATCAATTGAAATTCTATTGGAGTTTGTATTAGCATAACCAATTACAATTTGCCATTTATCAGTCTTACCGTTTTTAAGAATAGTAAACTTTTCAATATCAGATAAAGCAGATTTAGCTTTGATAAACTTATCAATAAAATCTTTTGTAATTGACATTTCTAATTCAAATGGTGGAAGTTCTTTCAACTCTGGTGCAGGTGGAATTACTGCCAAATCAGCTAACATATAATTAACAGTTGTAGATTTATCACTTAATGTTAAAGCGAATGCTTTATCGTCTGCACCATTAATTTTGAAGTCAATAGTGTTACCAAGAACACCAAGAAGACTTGTAAGTAAGTTTGTATCATACACACCAAACTTTGCTACTTGACCGCTAAAACTTTTTAGTTTAATTTCCCCCACAACACATTTGTCATCAGAAATAAAACGAGTTGCTAATCCACCGTTTGCATTCCAAGCAACAGATTGAACTAATTTACCCAAGTGATATTTGCTAATGAAGTTTAATAACTTTGATTTTTCCATAACACGAATCCTTTTATAATAATAATTTCCACAAATATACTAAATTATTTAGAAAGAAAAAAACTTCTGTGCAACCT